ACTCCCTCGGTTCTCCGTAGCCCCTTATTTTTGTAAAGGGCGGGGTGTATTCCCTACGCATTGCGCAATATGCAATATTATTTTTGTTTCAAGAAATATTTTTTAAAAAATTATTTTTATTTTGTGTCGCATATAAAAATATATGCCCTATGCTTCGATTACCCTACCGTTTGCGTCAAAAGAATATCGTTTTGTTTTGCTTTTGTGTTCTTGGTTATGGTGTTCGTCGCATAGCAATTCTAAATTGTCGAACGACAACGCAATCGTCGGATCGTTTAGGTTCTCCGGCGTAATGTATTCTTTGTGGTGGACTATTGCCCCCGCGTGTATGTCTTCAAGTCTGCGCTTGCCTGCTGCAAACTCTTTCGCGCAACGTTCGCATTGTCCGCGTCGAAAGATATAATATGCCTTGCGTGTCTTCTTCCACGCCTGCGAATTGTAAAAGTCTTTTGCATATTCTTTCGCCATAACTAACCGCCCGATCCTTTCTTGGTCTTGTCGTTGATGATCCCCATATTACGACCGATAAGAAATTGATAGCGTCGGGAATATCGGTAAAACGTATCACGTCCGCAATACGTTTCGCCGATCCTTTCCCACGTCGTACCGGAAATAATATTCTCGCGGATCTTCTCGACAATAATGTCGCGGACTTCTCCGGTTGCCCCGCCTAACTCAATATCGCGTTCCGCTGCTTCGATAGCCGCCCGCGCTTTCCGGTCGAAGTGTGTTTCCTTTCGCTTCAACTTCCCGCGTCTGCGTTTCTCGTCAAGACGGACAATAGATCTAATTATTCTTTTTTCGTCGTCGTCCATTCGATAACGTCCCAACTTAACTATTCCCCCAACTTAAAATGTTTCTTCTTGTGTGTCTGTGTACTTTGTCTTGATCCTAATATCTCCCGCCGCGTCAACGTCGAAAGTGTAATTGTATTTGCCGGACTTAATAGCAATACGCCCGAAGTGATGTTCGCTTGTTGCCTTGATTGCACAAAGTACGCATTGTAATTTTTCGGGTTCTTTCTCGAATACCCCGCGCGCCCATTCTCCGGCGGCTTCAAGTTTCATTTCGTGCGTTGCCTGCGCCTTTGCTTCCTCGCAAGTGCAATAACGGGTTGCGACAATATTCTTTGCGTCTTCGCCCTCTGCGCCCGTTTGTCTTATCACGTCCAAAACTTCGTCTTCGTTTACTGTCTGTGTCTGTCCGCAAAACCTACACGCGCCGTATAAAATCTTTTCTTCGCTCATTGTGATTTATTCTCCTTTCGCTTTGTGTTGTCTGCATTTATCGCAAGGCGCAAAGTCTAACCCGTAGCCCTCGCACCCGTCGACCGTTCTTATTGCTTCTTCGCAATTTACAAGGTTGAAGCCCTCGGCGGGCGATAGATAAAAGCGGATCATTTCGCGGGCTTCTTCTGCGGAATAACAAACCGCTACTTTTGCGCCCTCGTCTTGTAACGCTTTCATAAAATCTTTTTGCGCTGCCGTCGGCTTATTCTTGCCGTACTTCATTTCGATATACAAGGCGTTGTAACCCTTGCGCGCCACGGGCAAGCATACGTCGGGAACTCCCGACTTTAAGCCCGCCGCTTTTAGGATCTGCCCGCCTGCGGTTGATCGCTTTCCCTCATTCGGGACGTGATAAAGCAATCTTAAAGGCAGGATAATGTCTTCGTACATTTTCGCCCAATTAAATAATTTGATCTGCTCGGTTGTTTCTCCGGCTCTTAAATTCTGCAATCTCAATTTCTGTTATTCCCCCTTTCAATCCCTAACCATTCGGGCGTATATATAAAAGCCGCCGTTGATTTCGTTTTGGTAAACTTTGGCGTCTACAAAACGGGCGTTTTTATATTTCTTCTTCAATTCGCTTTCAAGCAATGTATAGTCGCAAGCCATTTTACGGACTTTTGTTTTTCCAAACTTGCTATATGATCTTGTGATCGTCGGTTTCTTTAACCCTTTCGACGTCTTCCAACGCTTCTTACCTTTTGGGTCTTTCGTGATATAGTGAACAAGTCCGGCGATATGTGTGTCGGGATCGGGTGCAAGTCGTTTTGTTTCTGTCCGGTCGCCGTGATACCATAATTGTTCTATCTCGTCGCGGTCAACGTCCCCGCTTAATATTGCGTGGTGGTGGCAGCGGACGCCCTTTTCTCCGTCTTCCCATTCCGTCACATAGATATATTTTATGTTTTCCTTTCCGGCTCTTTTTCTCCTGCGGTTGATCCGGCGAATAAAGTTACCGAACTTCTTTTCGGCGTCGTCTATGCTTTCCGGTTCTTCTCCGGCTCTATATGTGAACGTTCCCCAAAGATCCCCCTTGCCAAAATTCGCGCTTGCAAGTTGGTTTAAATATCTGCGCGCCCTTTTGTCGTTTAAGTTCTTTTGGGCGGGTCTGCTTTCTCTGCCCCTTTTTGTCCTTGGCATATCGTGGCGAACGTTAAAGGTTGGGTAAATATCAACCTCGATCATTTTTCCGGCTTCCGTTGTGGTTGTTCGGTAGCCTGCCCCCTTGCCTTTCTTTGCGATCCTCTCCGCTTCTGCTTCTTCTAATTTCTCTATCTGTTCGTTATATGCTTCTTCATAGTCGTAATTGTCATAATATTTTTTTCTCACATTACCCCGCCTTTATGTCTAACATATTATGTAATATATAAACCTCTATATTTATCATTTACATATTGCGTAATATATATTATTTACTAACATATTGTGTAATATTTACGGTATCTTAATACCCATTACAAGGTCGCCTTAATAGAACGCATTATATAAGAAGAAACTACGTTCCGTTGTTTGCGCCTGCTGCCTTGCGGTCTGATTGACCGTGTAAGTCATTACAAGCCGCCGCGAAGATCGGGGCGAAGTCGCCCGCGCTGCTATCTTCGGTTGAAACGTGTTTCTTCTTATTAAATGTCGGAAATTCCTTTTGACCGTTCAAAATATCCGAAGCCCACATTATGCCGTCAATATGCTTTATGCGTGTCATTCTCCCCCGATCCTTTCTTCATACTTTCAATTTAAGCCGTTTTGTTCGTCTATATAGCGCGACAATTCCTTTTCGCGCTTTACTATGTCGCGGGAATACTCCGAAGACGTGATCCCCTGCGCCCAAAGTTCGGCGGCACGACCGCCGCCCATATTGTAAGCCATTAAAACTTTATGGACTTCGTCGTCGCCGTAAGCGTCAAATAGTTTTCTTAATATGTAGCAACCGCCGCCGACGTTGTCCGCGGTGTCGTACATATCTACGAAGCCGTGATTTGCCAAATCTTCCAAATTGCAATCGTTTATTTGCATATAGCCGCTATCTCCGGTTGAAGATCTCGCGTCTTTCGTGTACTCGGTTTCGTGTCCTATGATCGCCATAACGAAGCAATAAGAAATATTGTTCTTTGTCGCTATGTCAAAAACGATCCTTTGGTCTTCTTCGCTCATTGCTACCGGAAGAAGAACGAAAGCGGGTTCTTTTGGTGCGATTGTTTCTTCCTGCTGCAATGTGACCGGATCTTCGCCCGCTGCGTTTAGGTCTTCGGGTGTAACGGTTACTTCCTGCGTTTCTTCCCGTGGGATCTTCTCATATAGCGGCGCGCCGTAGGCGTCTTCTACAAGATCCGCCGTAATTACTTCGTATATAAGGAAGAAAAGAAACACGGCAACGACGATAAGTACGGCAAAGACGCCCGTAGAATATAGCCGAACGCTATATCTTTTCGGACGTTTGCCCCTCTTTAACTTCTTCCGGTATGCTTTTAGATTTCTTGATTGTCTATTAAACGGGCAAGTCATAGTCTTTTATTACCCCTTTCCCTATCTCAATAAACTTTTTCTTCATATCTTCCGGCAAGCGGGTATATGTTTCGTCGTAATAGATCGCCGCTATCAAATAACGCTTTGTTGCTTCGCGTTGATCTGCAAGTTGCTTTCTTAACAAGTCGTTCGACTTCATAAGCGCGACCGTGTTTTGTGTAAGTTCTTCCAACTTGGAAACGGCGTTTAATAGCATAGATCCGGCGATTTCTTCCGCCCTGCGCTGCGCGTCGTATTCCGTATATATTCTTACTTGTTCTTGTATCCTTTCTTTTACCGCCATATTGAAAGTTTCCCGCCTTTCTGCTAAAATATAGCCGTGGTTTATTCAAGAAGACCCGACGTTTTGGTTTCCCGCCTTGCGTCGGGTCTTCTTTTGTTTAATCTGAAAGAATGTGTATTCCCTCGACTTCGTCCGCGTCGTGGTTGATCTCGTCGATCGTTGCGTCTGCGGTTTCATAAATAAGATCTTCAAGGGCTTTTTGCTGCGCGTGTGTGATCCTGCCGTGGCTTTTCATATCCTTAACGGACGCGATCGCGTAACCCGTCGCGTAGTCCACTTCGCGGACGCTTCCTTGCTTCGCTATATTCTCAACGAAGCGAAGCCCTTTCTTGAAGTTCCTTAAATTCCAACTTGATTTATACATATCTTCTTAACTCCCTTTGTGGTTTATTTATGCCCCGTAATATAAAGTAGGTTGATCCGCATATTGTCCGGCGGCTTCGCCTGCGTTTTCGTCTGCCGGATCTTCGTCCGGTTTCCATATCCCAAACGGAACGGTCGGGAATATGCAATTTTTGTCGTCGATATAGTAGTCCGCGTTGATCTTTCTTGTATCTCCGCCGTAAGCGGCTATAAGTTCCGGTAAATTCTCGTTGACCGTGTCAAAGTAAAGACCGCGACTATTGCAAAACGCGACGGCTTCTTTTAGATCTCGTCCGGTTCTGCAAGTAAAAAGAATTATTCGCGACCCCTTTTCTTTTTCGTGGATCAACATATCGAATAACGGTTCGTTCGCTTCTCCGATTTCGGGGAACGGTACGCCCTGCGACAATGTCCCGTCAAAGTCCACCGCGTAGATCTTATTTCCTGCCATATCCGCCATAAATGCCCGCCCCCTTTCTCGATTTATGCTTGATCGGGTCGGTCATTATTCCGATCGGAAGCGCGGGCAACTTGTGGATCGCTTCGCGCAAGTCTGCTTCGCTTGTTATGCCTAACTTTTTAAGTTCTGCTTCAAGCCGTGTTTTTTGGGTTACGCTTCCCGCTGCCGCGGTCATATTTCCCCGCCCTGCGCTGCTGCAAGGGCGTTTTGCTTGTTGTCTTCCTTGTAGATCTCAATATTTGATAAGATCCCCTTACGCGCCATTGCCGCGCATTGCGCCGCTTCAACGGCAAGGTTGATCGCGGTGTTATAAATATTCGTGTAAACCTCGCGCAATGTTTCCGGTTGCGCGTTCTGCTTGGTAAGATCCCAAATGCGCCCCGAAAGATATTCCATTGTTTCAAGTTCTGCGTGTGCTTCGTCGATTTCTTCGCGAAGAACGGCGAAAGACTCGTGATTGCTATTATTAAGCCCGAACTTTTCAAGTGCGCTTTCCAACTCTACGTCGGCAAGTCTTATTACTTCGTTTCTTATTACGTCCGCCATTTCTTAAAACTCCCTTTCTTAAACTCTTTCTATAAAGCCGTGTTCCCTGCACATTTCGCGGAAGTCTGCCAATAGTCCGTCGCGGTAGTCGTTGGCTTCCTGCGCGGTATATCCGGCGTCAAACAAGGATCTTTTTATCAAAAACCAATTTGCGCCGATCTGCGTTTCTAAATAATCATTGAAAAACGCCCGCTTCTCAAAAACCAACATTCCGTCGACTTCTACAAACTCCCGTTTTGTTTTCTTTTTCCCTTTTTTCATTTCTTCCAATCGTCCCCCGCGGTTGATCCGTCGATATAAATGTCGTAATACGTCTTTTGTTTTAGGTCGCCTAACTCATATTCGGCGGTTAAGTCGGGACGAAACGGCGGGATCAATCCTTTTTCTTTGTATTGCTTATGCGATACTTCGTGCGTCACTTTGAAGCGGACGACTTCGCAATCCTCGAACGGTCGCCAATAGTTCTTATTAAGTGCGATCCGGTCTAAATACTCGCAAGCCATAACGCCCGCGTTGTCGCGGTTGTTTTCCTGCGGGACGTTTGCGTCTATGATCCTAACGGTAGGAATACCGCCTTGTAAGATTTCCAATAAGTCTTTAACCTTTACCATTTGCAAGCCCTCTTAATAGACAAAAACTTCGATTATTGTTTCGCTTCCGGTGTTGTTTACCTCATTAACGCCGATATGCTTAACTTCGCGGGTTGCCACGTCCGCAAGGTCGCGGGCTTTGATCGCCTTACCCTTGAAGATCTGATTTTGTCCGCTGCGTAAGTCTTCGTAAATTGCAAGGTTAGCGGCGGGCGATAATGTAGGAAGTAACAAGTTAAATGTATATGGTATTTTCTGCATTACTTTTCGCCCCCTTTGTCTTCGCCTGCTGCCTTTCGCTCTGCTTCAATAATCAAATCAAGGATCTTTTCTTTGGTATATATTGACGGCTGCGCAACTCCTAATTCGTGCGCTATATGTTCAAGGTCTGTTTTTGTTTCTGCTGCCAAAAAATGGTAACGGTCGTTTTCTTCCTTTGTCTTGCAAACTTCGGGGAATGGTAACGGGTCGAAGTCCGGTTCGGCGTCTTCGCCTTGGATCTTCAAGATCTCGTCGATAAGTTCTTCGTTTGTCTTGTTTCTCGGAACGTAAACGCCCATTTCGTCGGCAAGGTCGCAAAGATCGTCGTAGTCCATTTCTTCTAATTCCTCTTTTGTGAAGTTCTCGTCTTCGTCCTGCTGCCCTGCTGCAATAATATTTTCAAGTATTCCGGTAATTGCGTCGTGATCTACGGAAATAACGATCGGGTCTTTTTCGTCGCTTTCCTTTTCTCCGGTAACTACTTCGCGAATGTATCTATAAGGAACTTCGCTTTTTACGCCGTTAAGTAGGAAGTCGGCTTTAACCTTGTTTGTTGCTGCCGCTTCAAGTAAGCGGTAAAGTTCCCCGACCTTAATTGTTGTTGTTGCTTCGGGGTTAAATGCGTCCATAAGTCCCATTTCTTCATAACCTCACTTTCTTAAAATATGCTTAATTGTTCGTTCTCTATCGGCTTCGGGTCTATCATTTGCCCGAAAATATCAATCAAGACTTGGCGGACGATTGCGTTTCCTGCCTGCGCATATAAGGCGGTTTGGCTATTGATCGCCGCCGCTTTGTCGTAGTCTTCGTCGCTAAAGTCCATTAAACGCCACGCTTCCCGCGGTGTAATACGTCTTATTTCTTCTTTGTCTTCGTCCACGTCGTTTACTCCTAAAAAACAAATCTCGTTTGCGCCTGCTAATATGGTCGGCGACAAATCGCCGTCGCCTTGTACTCTACCCCGTCGGGTCTTTGAAGTCGGGAAAGATAAGTCCGCTCCCCCCCTACTTTCCAAAAGATCGCGCCCGCTTTGGTCGCTTGCTTTATCATTAGACCTTTTAACATTGTCTTTTCTTCCTTTTACTATGATGTACGGTTGCTTGCCCCCCCGCTGCAAGTATTGATTGTGGGGGCGCAATAGTTTTGATCGTAAACCCTGCCGACGCTCGGATTGTCCCACGCCGAAATACCCTTTAATATGTTTCCGATCTGCTTAACCTCTTTACTTTTTGCCATTTGTCGCCGCCTTTCCGGTTGTCTGTCTTCGCTTTACGATTACCGCGTCCCATTCGTGACGATCAAGCGACCCTATACCCCCCCTCTAACGGTATTTGATACCGTTTTGTTTCTTATCTGCTCGTATTTTCTTTCGCTAATAAGTTGTTCTGTTTGTTCGCTTGTATAGTAGAATTTGTCGTCGACTTCTTCTTCCATATAGTCCGCCATACATTTATCAAGGTCGTAGGGCTTCGGGAACTCATAATTGTAATTTCCTAATATGGAAACCATATAAGCGCGCTTTCGTGCCTGCGCGACTCCGTGGTCGGCTGCGTTTATGATTTGTGCAAAGTTTGAATAACCCTTGCTTCGCAAAAACTCTTTCCAAATTTCAAAGTTCGTTTCGTTCTTCTTTCCCATTACTTGCGGTACGTTTTCCATAAGTAGGACTTGCGGTAAGGCTTCGCACTCGTCAAGTATTCTTTCAACTTCCCATAACATAGACGATCTTGTGTTGCTGCCTTTATCCATACCGCGCATTTTTCCGGCGACGCTCAAATCTTGGCACGGGAACGAATACGTTAAAATGTAGGTGTTTTTTCTGTGTCAACGATTTTTAAGTCGCTTCCGTGTACGTTTTGAATGTTTACAAGGTTCTTTGTCGCTGCAATGTTGTTGTAGGTGTCCCGCTGCCATTGTTCCGGTTTCTTCTTAATCTGATCGCGTGTCATTGGTTTTTTGCTATCTGCCGAAATGCCTTTTGCAAATAAGAAGTCGATAACTTCTTCGCGTGTCATTCCTGCGGAATAGTCTGTCGTGTCGTGTTCCTTGTGAATTGCCTTATAAGACGCGTTCGCCTGCGTCCACCATTCGCAAGTCAACCAACTTTCAAAGTCTGCGCCCATATCCCGCAACGCCATAGCCTGCGACCCAACGCCCGCGAACAATTCAATAAGTCGAATGTGGTTTGTGATTTTGAATTGTTCCATTGCTTCGTGGTTTATCCTTTCTGCTTAATATATTAAGCATTGACGCCCGAAAAAAGTTCGTTGATATTTACGTCAAGTGCTTTTGCGATCTTAAATAGTGTCTTCGTTGTTGTTGTGTCCGTTCTTCCGGTTTCAAGCCCGTTTATGATCGAACGGGAAACGCCGCTTTTCTTCGATAATTCTTTTTGTGTGATCCTGCGATCTTCTCTTATTCTCTTTCCGACGTATTCCATAGTTTCTTTTTCTCCTTTCCGGCGTCTGCTGCCTTGCTATGTTTAATATGTTAAGCGTTGTTGTTTAATATGTCAAGCACTATTTTTATATTGTTTAATTTCTTAATCTAATGTATAATATATTAAACTTTAAAGAAAGGCGGTGTCACTATGAAATTAGGCGAAATTATAAGGCGTTACCGCGAAGATCACGGGTATAGTTTGCGGAAGTTCGCGGAAATATCCGGCGTAAGTAATTCTTATTTGTCTATGCTTGAAACCGGACGGCAACCGTCAAGCGGTCGCCCCGTCGTTCCTACTCTTACAAAACTAAATCAAATTGCGGCGGCTATGAATATGCGCGTTGATGATCTTATCGCGATAATGGACGACACGCCCGTTTCGCTTCAAGATCCGCCCGCGCCTGCTGCCGCTTTTTCTTTGTCGGATCTTGAAAAACAAATTGTTATTCGTTTCCGCGCTCTGCCGGACGGCGAAAAGAATATGCTTTTGCGGTCACTCGGTCTTGAAGAAAAAAGGGAAACAAAAAGCGGATCAGACAAACGCGAAACGGGTTAAAGTATTTTGTTATAGACAATGTTATCCACATAAACCACATTTAAGAAAGGAAATAAGCCACTATGAACGAAAAAGGCGGGAAAGATAGCCGGATCACGGCGTTATATGTCCGTGTTTCTACGGGCTACCAAATAGACAAAGACTCGTTACCATTCCAAAAGAAAGAACTTAAAAATTATTGCGTCCACGTCCTGCATTTATCGCCGGACGAACTCGAAGTCTACGAAGACGCGGGGAAGTCCGGTAAAAATACGGATCGCCCCGCGTTTCAACGTATGATGAAAAAGGTTAAGGCAGGCAAGGTCGCGCGGGTTGTCGTTTACAAGATCGACCGTATTTCCCGAAACCTTGTTGATTTCTCCCAAATGTACGACGATTTTAAAGACAACCGGACGACGTTTATATCTCTAAACGAACAATTCGACACGTCTTCCGCTATTGGCGAAGCCGTCCTTAAAATCATTCTTGTTTTTGCGGAACTTGAAAGGAAACTTACTTCGGAACGTGTAACGGGTGTTATGATCGGACGTGCGAAAGAATGTAAATGGAACGGGGCGCGCGTCCCTTACGGTTGGGCGTGGGACGAAGAAAACGAAAAGCCGATCCACGACGAAGCGGAAGCCGCCGTCGTTCGCCTTATGTATAATATGTATCTTGAAGCGAAGACAACCGCCGCGATCCGCGATTATCTAAACGCAAATGATATTCCAACGAAGCGGGGCGGGCTTTGGACGACTAAAACCGTCGGCGATATTCTGCACAATCCAATAAACCGCGGCGATTATCGGTATAACTACCGTCATAGCGCGCGCGGGAAGAAGAAGCCGGAAGAAGAAGTCGTTTACGTTAAAGACGTCTTCCCGCCTATTGTAGACGGCGAAACGTTCGACAAGGTGCAAGAACAAATAGCCGCGAATTATAAGGCAATGAACAAGAACGGGACGACGCATAAAAGGAAGTTCGCCCACGTCTTCGCGGGTCTTTTGGTCTGTTGCGATTGCGGGGCGTTCTTTCAATCCCGCGGGGCGGATAAAATGCGAAAGAACGGTTTTCAACCTACATATTACCGTTGTTATACTTTGGTGCAAAAACGAGCGTGTTCTGCTGCAAATACAAGCGATATTATTGTCGGGGCGTTCTTCTTCAACTTCGTTTCTAACCTTGTAGGTGCAACGAAGAAAAGAAAAGCGATCATAGAGGCCGGATCGGAAGATCTCGAAAGGCGGCTTTTATCCGGCGAAGCGTTCAAGGACGTTTTGCAAATGGATAGCGGATCACTTCGCCAAATATTCGACGCCCTGCGCGGGGTGTCCGCTTCTTCTTCCTATATCCCCGCCCCGCTGCCGGATAATAAGAAGACCGGATCTATTGAAGCAAAACGCAAGGAAGCCGCGAAGATCTCCCGCGCATTGGAACGGTTAAAGAAAGCATATCTTTTCGACGACGACGCAATGAACGAACGCGAATACTTATCCACACGGGCGGAACTTGAAGAAGAACTTACGCGCATAAATAACGAAATAGCCGACGCGC